GCACAAAATTAGGTGCTACTGCGTTTTTCATTCTTAGAGCGTCAGTTAAATCAGTCTCAGTATTAATACGAGGTTTAATAACTTCTCCCATTAACATTGCTTTAACTCTTTTAGATTTCATTTCAGGGTAACTTTGAAATATTGGAAATCCAACAGGCGTAGACCAAGTAATTGGTAACTGCTCTTTAGAGATAATTTTAGCAATGTCTTGTAGGAATTTCATACCACTCCTAGCAGACATTAAATTATCACCTATACTGTCCCAGATAATACCAGATAAATAACTGGCAGGTTTAAACATATCATTTTCAAATGGGTGCTGTTCACCTTTGTCTTTTCTTTTAGTTAAATCTTCTACAACAAAATCTGTGCAAGAAAATCTAGTAGAACCATAACAGATAGTCATAATACTTCTTTTAGTAGTAGTACGTTTAACTCCATAGTTTAACCATGCTTGTGCATAAGGTTTACCTTCAGCTACATCTAATTTAAGTTTTGCGTTAACTGTATTTGCTACTAATTGGTAGATGTCTTGCGGTGTTTCTGTCGGTAATAAATTTACCATCTCTCCTGCTTTTTTATCTTTAAGCATTAAAGAATAAATTTGAAGACCATTACATGAACCATCAACATTGACAGGTATGTATGAAATAAAACCTTCTCCTTCTTTAAGGTATCTAGCCCACTCATCACAAAATGCTAAAAATTGAAAAGCATTCCCTGCGTTTTCCCATTGTCTATTAGTCAAAGGGTCTTCCGCACAAGCTACAATCATAGCTTCATTGTCTTTAGTCCACTGCTCTCTTTGTTCAAATGTTATTTTATCTTCTCCATACATGTTTGCACCATGTACTGCTAACCAAAAGACACCTCTGTTTTCCACAGTGATAGGCTTACCTTTGGCAAAATTCAGTAGTGCTTTAGAAGCACCAATAGATTGATAGTTAAGAAACGCAGGAACACAATAGGCTCTTCCTCTAAAGTCTAATTGTATTGGAAAATATAAAGTAGCAAAATCTTTAAACTTATCTGCTAACCAAATAATTTTAGCAAACAATAACCTTTTAGAAAACATACGGTTATTCTCTGTGTGAATTATTACAGCTTCTTTTTTCCACGCCTTCCTGCTTACTTCGTTTGTATCAATATCGTGTGGTTTGTTAGGTATCTCTTTGTTGCTAGTTGAGGGCATTTCTCCTAGTGCCATGCCTTTGTCCCAAGCCTGTTTAATCACATTTAAAATAAAATGATTAATCTTGTAAGATGTAGATTGCATAGCATTAACAGCACTATAAACCTTCGGCATTTCAAAGTTTTCTAACTCTTTTTGAAACAATTTCTTGCCTAAACCATGTTGTTTAACAAGGTCTAGTTCAGGGAGGTTATCTGTCCAATAACCGCCTCCTCGTGTGCTTTCCCATGATTTAGGAGGCATTACAGTAGGCATATACTCAGGGTTGAGTAGTTCATTAAAGGTATTTCTCTCTTTAATCCAATCTCTAGTTTTCTGGGTCTGTTTAATGACTTTAGTTTTCTTATGCTTAACAGTCTCAGTTTTAATCTCTATCATTCCTGTGGCATATATCATTAGTTCAATCAAACGTAGTCCAACGTGTAATTTCTCTGTTGTACTCCATTCTTCCCATCTCATTACTTCGTCATTTTTGGCAGTCTCTTTTAGCTTCCTTCGTTTGTAAGTATAATTCCAACTTCTTCTATCTAAGTCCTGACGCACTGTGTGGTATAACTCTGGGTTCAATATCTTAAAGTTTTTTAGTGCTATTTCAGTTTCTACTTTACCACCTAAAGTGATGCAGGTAGCAGTGAGAGGTCTGTTTTGGGTAATTGTATTTATGATGGATTTTGCGGTAATGAGAGCCAGAATTTCAGGTTCAACTTCGCATATTTTGATGAAGGCAAGAGGTGGTTTTTTAACAATGTTTTTTGATGTAGTCTCAATCCACTCAGCTATCTCCATAGCGAGAGGTCTAATAGTATTTGCAACCATTACCTTTCCGTAAGAGGTAACGCTTTCTTCTTCTCTAGTGATGTGTGATTGTAGCCTCGTGTTCGTCCTGTGAACGCCTGAGAGAGCCATGTCTTTCTCATTGGCTAGTTGGTCTTTGAATGTAGGTAATACTTCTATTAGCTTCTGCATGTTATAACTCCTATGTATGTGTGTGTTATGTTTTGGGTATCTATAAGGGGAACTTTTATGTATTCACCAAAGGATTGGTGTACAATTTAGGTTTAGTCCTTTGCACTATATTTTTAATAGTGCTAAAGAATAGTCGCTTGTTTACTGGCTTAATTAATGATTAACGGATTGAACATGCTTTGTGCATGAGGATTGCAAATCCTATTGCATCAATCCGCAGTAGAATACGTCTATTCTACTATCATTACTAGGTAACATTTAACAACTATCCTTTAACATCTATTAACCCTAACTAGCTTTGTTAAAACTGTTAAGTACATTTACTGCGTCTCGCAAATTACTAGGTATTAAATGCGAATACCTACTAATCATTTTCCATGACTTATGACCTAGCATTTGACCAATAAAGTGAAGTTCTACTTTACCTGATTGAGCCATACGAGTTGCACAAGTATGTCGTAAGCAGTGAATGACAAACTCTTTGTCTTCTTCGAGGTTCATTGCTTTTCTTAGTCTTCTCCAAGTATTCTCACAAGTCCAATATTTTAGATGTGAAAATATAAGGTCGTTTCTTCCTACCGCTTTTTTAAGTAACTTCTCAACGATTAACTTGGCACGTTCTGTTAACGGTACACCTCTGGGCATATTGTTTTTAGTTACCGTAGTAGGTAAATTAACAACATAATGACCATCTACATTGTGTATCATTAGCTTCTTAATAGATAACGCTTCGCCTAACCTCATTCCGCTATCGGTGAGAAAAAGATAGAACTCTAAATAATCAACCATATTCCACTCGGTCAATGTTCTAATCATTTCTTTTTCTTCGATTGGTTCAAGGTATCGTTCTCGTCCATTGTTACTTTCGTCCTGCCACTCAATATGAGGCATTCTATCTAAATGATAAATAGAATGTCTTTGATTGGCATAACGTAACATCTTACTGATTGAGGACATATAACGATTGATAGTAGCAGGAGCAAAACCCCTGTTTTCTAACGTGTCCACAAGATGTTCTATGTGGCTATCGTTAACTTCAGTTACAAGCATACCTTTGCCAAGCATTTCTATTATTTTTTCGCCTCGCTTTGATTGCAACTTTTCCCAACCTCTAAGTGTTAATTTGCGGTGTATCTCCGTTAGCAACTTGATATTTGTCTGTTGCATACATACCGCCTTCCATTGTTATTTGACCATATCAGTAAGAGAATTATATACTCTTCTGCCTTTTGCTGAAATACGCACAAGTTTTCTTCTACGTTCTTCAGGGTCTTCAAAAGATTGTAAAAGACCTATACCAATACCGTCTCGTGTTCTGTCACCTAATTTGTAACAGTTACGAGATACGGTTGATTGGGCTAAGTCCAATTTGTCAGCTATTGTCTGCATGGCGATACCGTCTGCTCCGCCATACTCACCAACATAAAAGAAAACCGCTATTGTTTGGCTTTCCATATGTGGGTCGAATTTACGCATTTCCTCTATTATTTTTAATAGGTTCAATCCGCTCATGTTGTACGCTCCTTAGTTTCCTTATTAGTGTCTCTTTTTAAAGTGAAGCCACTCACACTTATACATTAACCACTTAATACTGAATACTTAATTTTTTTGTTATCCGCCTAAGTATAGTTAATCTATAACACATACAACCTATATTTTCCAAAATCTACTATAGTTTCGTGTGTGTCTTTCGTTACTCTAAAATCACTCCGTCTATTATATTTTTCAATATAAAGTTTAAAGAGAATAAAGTTTATAAGCATATTCGTCCTTTTGTTAAGTTATATTGGGAGCGTTTTGTTTATTATGAATGTAACAACCGTTACCATTCAAAACACTTTTTCGTATCAATCGTAGCTTTTTAGTAGCTAATTGAGTGTTATCTATTTGCATTTTTACCCTTTCTTTTTGCAGTAATTATTATCGTATAAAATAATAGGCTATCCTGTCGCACATCTTATGTGCAAGAGGAATAATCAAGTTATACAGTGCAAAATACACCGTCTAGTCATTAGACAGTGTTTCGGCTATTAAAGCCTCGTCAGTTTTGCTTTTTATAATTCCATTTAGTTTTCCTTTCTTTGGTTTTTTAGATTTCTTACCGAAGATACCTTCCCAATTCTCTTTGAATTTCTCTGTGGGAAGGTGGACACCGTCTCTTATTTTGTATGAGTTAAACCCTGACAAAATTATCCTCTTTATCTGTAATCTTTTTCCAACGTGCTTTAGCTTTTGTTATTTGTTTTATAGCGTCAGCTTTTAAACCTGCCTCTAATAAATCAAAAAGGTCTAAATCTTTGTGCCACAAGTTTTTTTTCTTTAGGTCTCGTAATCCTACAACTACCAAGCCTAACTGTTTTTTATTTACCATTTTACTCCGTTGTTGATTGTTTAAAATAAACTCACCGTCTAGTCCTAAGACCAAACGGTGAATTGTGGATTAACATGCTTTAGCCTTGCGAACTCATGCAAGATATTTACGCATATAAATCTCAAAGCGGACTGATTAAATCCGCTTCAAGTTTTATATTTAGCCTACTTTTTGAATAGGAAACTGTATCACCTGCCCCAGTGTTTTTTCTGGGTAGGCTCTCCCTCTAAAAGTGGTTGAATGTGGTTTATAAAATTGAATTTTCTTAATACCTTTAAAATCTTTATAAGGCTCAACTTTAAATTGACCGTAGCATGATTTAAAAACGTCTTTTAGATATAAAGACCAATCAGTTGCAGGAGTTTTTTTATTAATTTTAACAACTCCGTTAATTACTGAATAGCTTTTACATTTAAAAGATTTAAAGCCATGCGTTAGCGGTATATTACCCACTATGAAACCCACCCTTCAGCAATAGCAGAATGAAACAATTTTAATTTCTCTGCTTTGGTTGCGTTCTGGTAGTCTTCAAAGTGTTGTTTTTTCTCGGTCTCGTCTTTATACTTTGAGAGTGTTTCCGCTCTCTGTATAGTTTGCACAGCTTTTGCAATTTGCATAAGTGTAGCCTCCATCTGTTTGTGTGTGTGTTTGTGTGTGACTTTTAAAAAAAGTCTCAAAGCCTACCGCTTGGATAGGCTTTAAGTCTGTTTTTAATTTAAGATGTTTAAAGGGTCATACTTAACTATAAGACGCACTTGCTTCTCGTAGTCTCTCTTAGCTGTAAACATTAAATGAAAGTTATATAAAAACCTTCTCAGTGATAATTTAAATTTATACATATTTTTTAATTAATGTTGTTGAGGTTTAAAGTCTGGAGCAATAATTCCAAATCCGCCCCAATCTTTTTGAATTGTTTTGTCTTTGCTAAAGTCTTCAAAAAACTTCAAAGCGTAGCCTCTAGCGTCTCCATTAAAAAACATATTGAATGTATTAGTGTTCAATATCTTAGCAACTTTTGAAAGTATCTTTTCACTTTCTTTGTCTATGTCGCCTTCAAAGTCTCCGTTGCAATAGTCAGTTGCTAACTTGTGGGCTTTGTTTTCTAATCTAAAAAGTTTTTTGCAAAGTTCGATACTATCTATATCAAGATTGAAAATACTTTTTAAAGTGTCGCCATGCTTCTTAATGTTTTGATACATTGTTTGTTTTTCGTGTCCCTTCATAGTGTGTATACTCCATTGATTGTTTGTGTGTTTGTTTCGGACTGAAATTCTGTGTCCTCGTCAGTGACGTATTAAACGCCAGACAAACTGCAAGGCTGAGAGTGTTAAGACTAACTCTAATCGCTATCTTGCAGACTGGACTAATTAAGGCTTTTAACCCCCACACACCTTAGAGACTTACTCGCCCAGATTAGAACTATCCGCAGTTCCGTGCCTGTGTGTGGCAGATTGTTTTTGTATGTAGATAAAAACAAGTAAAAATAAATAACTAATATCTATATATACATGCGTTTGCGGATTGCAATAGCTAAAATGAAAAAAAAGTAAAATAATTTAAAATAAGCTATAAAAGCCTTATTATATGCCATTTATAGGATAATATAGGAATATATAGTATTTAATAGGATTATCCCATTAAGGTTTAATATCCTGTAGCGTATCTATTATGGATATAGCTATTATGGATATGCTTTATTATCATTACTATTATAATATTATTGATGGTGTCTCTGGTGGTGTGCTTGTGGTGTACTTGTGGAGATACTTAGGAGATACCCTGCGTAGGCTGTGTGTGATACCTGTGTAGATACCTGTGTGTGTTTCTTTTGTTTTCACTAGAATGGGAACTTTTATAATTAAATTGATATGACCACTGCCCTGCGTCCTGCCATTGGTGTGGCTGTGCGTGGCTGTGTGTGGCTGTGATACTTAAAGAACTAGGCGTGTGCCTGTGAGTGTGTGCGTATATATAAAGAACTAGGCGTGTGCCTGTGCGTGTGGCTATGTGTGAAATAAAAAAACAGACTAGCTGAAGCACATACAATAATAAAAAGAATACGCCCACGCCACGCATAAGCAAAGGATATGCTGTCCTTATAGTTAAAAAAAGCCCTTTAAAGCCTTGCTTTCTGTACTTTTCCCACGCTTCCACAGGTTATCGAAGGGGGGAATTGACGTTCTCTATATATCAAATACCCTTTCATATTTTTTTATGAAATATTTCCCATACGCTCAGCCATACGCTTAGCCCTGTTTGGTGTCTGAACTGCCCACCTACTGTCTAACATCTCCTTACTTGCAGTGACATAGTCACTATCTTGGAGTGCTGAAAGCATACCATGAAACTTAGAAACACCATAGCTACCCATCTGGTAACACATTTCAACCACTATATGTCTAGCAGTGTCATGCACATTAGGAGATATCATTAGTAATTCTTCTGAACCTGAAACTGCTCTTGCAAAGTCTCTTTCAAATAACTTATTCCACCCTGCCATGTCAGTAGGTACTTCTTCGCCCTCTAACATTTTGTGACCAAAGCCACCTGTAAGATGCCCTTCAGTGCAGTGGTAAGTCTCCATACGGAAGCCTTCTTCTTTCTTAATCTCTGCTTTAGTTTGTTCTATATCCATCTTTGTTTTTCTCCTCTAATTCCAGTTGTGTGTTCCATAAATCTTTCCAAGTCTTTATCTAACAAGTCTTCTTTGTGTTGATTGTAAGATAATTGTTGGTCTCTATCTAAACGTGTCACCCAATAGTTTGCACAGATAGCTAATGCGTCTATAGCATCATCATGTCTAAGTGAACCTTTGTCTCTAGTAAGTCTTGTCATCTGTCTAAACAACTGATGGTCAGGCTCATTCTTAAAGTCTTCTTTAATTAGTAAATCATCTATGACTAACCTATGGCTATTCATTAAAGGCTCTAAGGTATCTATAATACGTTTCTCCTTTTGAATATTGTGTCTAACTTCCTCAATCTCACATGGGTGTATCTTAGCCATGATAGGTTTAAGTAATTGTGTTGCCATACCGTCACCAAAGTTACTCTCGATAACCACATAGTTGACATCATGTTTTCTCGCAATGTGAGATAACTGAGACATGGTATTGTCTGAATATCCACCATCTAACGAGCCAACAGCAGTCAGATATAGCACTCCATGTAACATTTTAAGCACAGCGTAAGCTGTTTTGTCCTCACCTCGCCCACTAGGGTCAATCGACATACATGTGCCTTCAAACGGAGTAAATTCTTCACTCATGTGCATAGGGGCTACAAAGTAGTCACCTTTAAGTCCTACATTAGGAATATCTGGGTCTATACCTTTCATTTGCTCTGGTGATGAAGCCCACTGTATTTTTGCAGGTGCATCTTTCCAAGTTGAACAACCTGAAGCTACTATTAAATCATTTAGTTTAAGAGGGTATCTATTTGCGTCAGACAAACTTGTATCTAACATAAATTGTAAATTAAACCCTGAACGACCATAAGAAGCTAAACGCTCCATCAAATCTACGCCATCAAACCTTTTAGGGTCTGTAGGGTCTCCTTCTTTACCTACGATAATGTCAGCAAGTTTATTTCCGTAACCAACTGCTTGTGCTTTAGTTGGTACTAATGCTGTCCATATCTTTGTCTTAAAACCTCTTTCTTCTAATGTATTGTACAATGACATTTCATTTTGAGGTGTACCTAGAAATATAATACGTCCTACTTCTGGTTTAATAATTGCATCAAATTCTTTTACAGTTTCACTTAATCTATCTCTCATAAGTTGCGTTTGGGAGTTATTCGCACTCTCAACGTCATCTGCAATAATCAAATCTGCTCTACTACCTGTTAACTGCCCTGTGATACCCATAGATTTAACTGAGGGTGCATGACTGGCTGTAGCAGGTGCAACATCAAAACTAATCTTTGAATGTCTTTGGTTGTCTCTAGGAATTAGATGAGCCAGTAAAGGCATCTCTCCAATTAATCTTTGTGTAAATGTACTGAAATCATCAGCCCTACTTTTAGATGCAGATACAACTAATATGTTTCTCTGCGGATTTAATAATAATTGGTGAACGACAAACGCTGAAGTAATCCAAGATTTACCTACACCTCTAAACGCTTCGATAACTAATCTTTTTTCTTTAGCCTGTAGATAGTCTGCGATATCGTATTGTATTGGTGTTGGTTCAGGTAAGTTTAAATGCTTCCAACATAAATATAGAAAATTTTTAAAGTTCTTTAATCTATTGTCCATCTGTATCAAACGGTATGTCATCAAGAATGTTATCTTCCTTTTTAGTCAAAGGTTCTGTGCTGTAAGTTTTACAAACTTCTAAACACACTTTCATTTCTGATGCCGTTAGTTCGTCTCCTGATTTTAATTTATTGTATGCGTGAGTTACTAATAACTGTGGCAACTCTTTTATAATATTGGTTAAACTATTGCGGTCTTCCTTGTCGGTTGTACTTTTTAAAGGTACTTCCTTTGTTTCTTGACTTGGCATGTTGTCCTTTTCTTTTTTTCGGTTTTTCTCTAGGAACATAAGACTTGGCTGTTTTCATGTTCTACTGAAGAGGATTTTTTGACTGTTCTTTCATCTCTTCAATAAGTAGATTTAATAAGTCTATACTTTTTTTATTAATTGCTATGTCAGTGTGATTGTGTCTTGTATCAACACTTTCTAGTGCTTTAACTTTTTCTTTAAGTACAGCAACGATAGATAAATCAACTGTTTTAGATGAATTTTCTAACACATCTATCTTAGTCATAACTTCACCGTATTTTATAAATCCTGCTCCTATACTTCCTATAAGTCCAATCAGAACTACAATGTTAGTTAAGTTATTCTTTAGTTTATCCATGCAATCACTATGAGAATTGCTACTGCAATCATAAACGGTTTATGGTCATTCCATAGGTGTATTAATTGTGTCTTAATTATTTTTTTATCCATTTTGTAATTCCCTTATTTCTATTAATAGTTTTTGTTTTTTATAATTAATTTGTTCTAATTTTCTTTCTTTGATAACCAATGGGTCATTTGCTGTGTAAACATCTAGGTTTATATCCGCATAGATAAGTCTGTTATCAAGCATGAAATCTTGATTTAGATAAATATTCTTTGGTTTATAAAATTCTATATTTGTGTACGCAACTAACGACACCTCATCTTTAAGCATGGCATCTAGTTTAAGTAAGCTCTTAACCTCAAGATTTTTTGAGACATCTTTTACTACAACATCAACTTTATCTAATTTGTCTGATAAAGAAGCTACTTTAGTTTTCTTTTCTGTTTTTACTTTTTTGGTTTGTATGGCTTTGGTTTGTAAGGTTTTGGTTTCTTTTTCATCTGTTTCCTTTTCCGTTATTGTTTTTTTAACTTCTTCTTTTTCTTCAGTTTCTTTTTTAACCATCTGCACTACTTCTTTAGCAATGCTTTCAATAGTTTCTTCTTTTTTAACTTCTTCAATTACTTTATTAACGACATTAGTATTTACTGGATTTGAAGTTTTAACATAAACCTTCATTTCTTCTGTAAACTCTACTTCGATTTTTGTATTTTCTGGTACACCACTCTCATATATTTTCATGGCAATCTTTTCTTCTATGCCAGAAATAACGTCCCAGATTTGGTTCTCATTTAAGTCTTTAGTTCCAAGAGCCTCATTTATATCTAGTTGTTCTTGCACTGTTAAAGGAGAATAATCTTCTGTTGGAAATTCATAAAGTAACTCAGCACCTAATAAATTTACACCACTCAATGCGGTAGAACTTAAAGCACTATCATTACCTTGCCATTCCCATTCATAACTATAAGCACCAGTGCCATTATAAATTAGATTGTCATTAAAATGCTTAGAATTATTATTGTACCCTGCATCATCTATTCTTGTTGTAGTCATGGTTGCTAGAGTATTCCCATCTTTATCTTTAATAGATTGTTTTAAAATAAAACTATCCATTTCACCTTCTTTCGTCCCACAACTGAAAGCACTTGTAGAACTCTCACAATTTTGAATCGAAATACCTGAAGTTAACTGCACTCCTCCGTTGTTTTTCTCAACTGTACTTGTGTAGCTAGTCCCTGCATCATCTGTACCAGTAAGGTTTAAAAGTGAACCTGAAGCTGAGACTTTCATGTCTCTCGAACTTTCTAATTCACCATTGAATGCTTGTCCGCAATTTCCTGAAATTTGTGTTTCACAAGTAATTGTAAACCCATTGTGCGTAGAATTGTTTCCTAAATTACTTGAAGTTGTACTGACACCATCAATGTTAAAATTATCTTGTGAAGATGATGTTGTCCCTGCGTTTGGCAGAATGTTTGTAGTATAAGCTGTATCATTTTCGTCTGTTAATCCTACGGAACTAGCGAACCAACTTAACATTAACCAAAGGAATACTCCTAAGACTATGATTATTCTCATTTTATTTTATCCATATGATAATAAATACGACCTATAACTTTTTCAAACCCCATTAACTCTTGCTGTATCATGTGTACTAAAACTTGGATTTCCACGAGTGTGATTACAACCCATGTGCTAAGTCCCATAAGAATTGTTCCAAGCAAAGCAATTAATGCTGTGTTTGTTTTTCTGTTCATTATCTAACTATGATTGGTTTTAATTTTTTTATTTTAATTGTTTTCTTTTTCTTTTTTTCTAACTCCACCCATTTTTTATAGGTAGGCATTTGATAATTATATTTCTCTGCAATTAATTTTAAACTTTCTTTTCCAATTTTCCCATCTGTAGGACATGGAGTTCCTGCTGATAAAAATGCTTCCCATACTCTTTTATCTTGGCAAAGGATTGCGATTGAAGCAACTTTCATTCCTACATTTCTAAGTGCTGTAGATAAAGCTATAAGTTCACATGTTCGGTCAACGTAACTTTTTCCGCCACTCACTCCAATAGAAAATGTTTGAATACCGCCAGACAAAGCCATTGCACAATTATTTGATGTGTTCATGCTTGGTGCAGAAGATGTATAAGGTGCTGACTTCATGTTTGAAGTAGATGTTGAATTTGTTGTAGATGTTGATGTGCTTCCGCTTTCGTAAGTTGTTGCACCACCTGTGTAACTTCCTTCTATTGCAGTATTTGAACCACTAGAATTTGTTTGATTTCCAACTGCATTTGCAACTGTAGATGTAATTAAACCTATCCACATAATAACTAACGCACTGTAAATTATTCGGTTCATTTTTTCTTTTTTTTCTGTTGGTTGATGTCAAAATTCATAACTGCTTCTACTTTTTCATTTAATCTGTCAAAAAATTCAAATACGGTGATAAAAATTTTATCTATTATTCTCATTAATTGCTTTTCTGTATTAAAAAATTTTTAAAATCTATTTCTAATTGTTTTACTTTATCTTCAAGCCTATCCATCTTGTCATTAGCAACAATGGTATTACCTTTGTTTTTCTCTATGTTTAATAATAAATGATTTTGATTTTCTTGTATTCTAGCAATGTATGTTTTGAAATTAAAAAGATGAGTATCGTTAATTATTAAAATTGCAGTTTTATTTTTATCAATAGTTTCCGTTAAAGATACTATATATCTAACACCTGTAAACGTTCCAACCAAAATAGAAATAACTACAGGTATCATTACAAAATTCTTTTTTAATAATTCTGAAACATTCATTTCTTTTTCATTTTATTCATTGTAGTCACACCAAATGACGCTCCTACGATTGTCAAAATTATGTAAAAAAACATTGGGTCAGCATATTCTAAAATTTCCCACCCTCTTTGCATTGTGTCCTGAGTGTACGGAATGAAATGGAGTGCCATTAAAACTGTAAAAAATAAACATAACCATTCATCTTTTAGTGAATGCTCTTGCTGTTTGATTTGTTCTATTGAAATTTGAGATGCCGCATCTAATTCTTTTTCTCTTACAATTTTATCTTTAGCTAATTTGTGAGAAATTGCTCCAAATGTTTTTTCTGCTATGATTTTTGTAAGAGGGTTTTTAAGTAATGCAAACCACATTAGCTGAAGTAATTAAACGCTCCAGTGACTATACCACTAATAACTAGCAGTACCCACAACGCTCCCTTTCCTTTATTTATATCCGCTCTTAAAGTTTTAATTTCTTTTTGTGTTTCTTCTAATGCTTTAAGAATGTTGTTCATTCGTTCAGCACAAAGTTTTTCATGGCTTGAAAGTCTAACCCCAGTTGTTTGCTCTGCATACATATGCACAGGGTTAACTTTTTTTCTAGCCATTTAAATATTATTCGCTTGGTGCGAAACCAGTCATTGCTGTCGCTTCTGCTTGTGTTAAACCTAAGTCTAATAATTTAGTGTTACCACTTGCTTGTGCTGTAGCTTTAGCTGTTTTAGCATCTTTTTCTGCTTGTTTTTTAGTTTCATAATCTGCATTATCAATTTTTCTTTGTGATATTTCTTCAGCAGTTAAATCAACTTCTATTCCATTTGGATTTTCAGCATTTATTATTATTTTTTTCATATTTTTCTCCTATTTAAGTCCATAAAGTTGACAACTGATATTAGTTATAGTTCCAGAAGAAGGCATATAAAGAGTGATACCAGTATATGCAGATGAACTTGATTGACAAGAATGTCCACCAGTCATCACATTTTTATAATTACCAGCACTTTTCATTGTACACCATTTACTACTCAATGTTGCTGTTCTATTAGCACCTGCATTAAACCAAACATCTAACTGTGAACCTATTAGAACATTTGTAGAGTTTGCTGACCAATAGGGAGCAAATTTTATATAGTTAGCACTATGCATTAAAACTTGGTCGAAGCCGCCAGAACCATTTGTGTCCATATATTTACCGAAACTTAATGTATTATAATCATTACTACTTACTTCTGTGTTAGTACCAGTTAGAAATCTCAGACTTATATCTTCAGCAGTACCAGTTACAAAATCTCCTAGTTTTAAATAATATGACTTATATGTAGAACTAATAACATTTTGAAAGTTAAAACTATTAACACCACTTCCACTATAACTATAGTCTGCTAATTTTACATAATCAGAACTTGCTACAGCAGGTGTTGTCCATGCAGGGTGTGAGCCAGTTTGCACTAAGTGTTGTCCATGAGTACCTTTAGCTAGTCTTGTTAATCCGCTTCCATCTCTGAAAAGTAAATCACCTTGTGTCGTTAGTGTTGTTGCTAAATCAACATTACTATTTAAAGCTGTTGAAGGTAATCTAGCATCTGGTATTGTTCCTGAAGTCAATTTATCTGTAGAGATATTTGGTATCTCATTAGCATCTAAAGTAATTCTAGCATTTGGTATTGTACCTGAAGTTAAGTTAGTTGCTGAAAGATTAGTTAAATCAACAGCAGGTACATTATCTAAACTAGCTGATTTTACATCTCCATTTGCGTCTAGTAAATCTGCAATATTTCTTGCTTTTGTCATTGATTTTATTTCCTATAATTTGTTGTTGTGAATTTTGTAAGGCTAGATATTTTTACCTAGCCTTTAAGTATTATTCTGGTGTGAAACCAGTAAGTGCTGTTGCTTCTGCTTGTGTTAAACCTAAACCTAATAGTTTAGTGTTACCACTTGCTTTAGCAGTTATACTAGCTTGTGCTGTATCTACCATTGCTTGTATTTCTTCAGCAGTTGGTTCATTAGATGTAAATGTACTTCCATCATAACTAAAACCTGCTTTAATTGTGTTATCACAATCAACCCAAGTCATTGTAGGTGCTACTTCAAATTCATTTTCTTGAACATCTACTACTTTATTTTCGAATATTAATGCCTTCATATTATGCGTACTCCTCTACGTAAACTACTCCGTTTTTTGGTTGTTGCCCTGCGTTGTTACCAGAACTTCGACCACCACCACCTCCACCGAAAGCTCCTCCAGTTGCCGAACCTGCACTATAACCACCACCAGTTGAACCAGAACCCCAAAAAGTTCCACCACCAGACATTCCACCTGCTTGATAACTGGAACTTTCTCTACTAGCTGTTTGAGACATTCCACCTCCACCAGTAATATTAATAAAGCCACTTGAAGCAGTTCCACCATTTCCACCTTGAGAATATGAATATGACTGTGATTTTACACCACCATTTCCAGTACAATAAGAACCAAATGAACTTGTTCCTCCAGTTGTACCTTCATAATTAGTCCCACCAGTTTCATAACCATTAACACCTGCTGTACCAACAGTAACATTAACAGTAGCAACTCCACTTAAATCTATAAAGTCGATAGCAGTTCCACCACCACCTCCTCCTGCACCACAACCACCTGCATGGTAGTAAACCTCATTTATAGCATCAGAACCACCTCCTGCACCAGTAACTATAACTTTTACTTTAGTTACACCTGAAGGTTTTGTGTAAGTGCTTGAACCTGTACTAGTAAAGACTTGTATGGATTGCATACCACCTCCACCACCACTCGGTGTGTACCATTCAGGTGCAGTTGCACCAGAGTTTATTCTTAACTCTTGGTTTGCTGAACCTTTAGCTAATCTTTGTAATCCACTTCCATCTCTGTAAAGTATATCGCCTTGTGTTGTTAAAGTTGTTGATAAGTCAGTTCCATTAGAACCATTAGAACCATTAGTTCCATTAGTTCCTGCTGTAGACATTATATTCCAGTAAGCTGTTGCGTTGCCTACTGCTTGATTTGAATGTGCTTGAATACAAACATAACTATTACCACCAGATGAAACTACATCATCAATGGAATATGTAGTGCCACTATTGTAAGCACCCTTCCAGTTAAATTTGATAGCACCCAGATTGATTGTTGCCATGTTTTATTTCCTTATATTGTTGATATTAAATTGCCATTTGAATTAATGCTAAAGACAAAGCCTGAAGCACTAAATAAAACATCATCAAAGTTGGCATATTGACTTTCAGTGATGTTATCTTGACCTTGATTGGTCGTAATTACTCTCATGTTATTTAAAGCAGGTGTTGGTGTATTTGCTGTTCCACCCATATTTGTATGAGAAGAACAATAATAATAAAGTGTAGGTGCATTAGTAGCCACTACGATTGTTACTTGTGTTGAACTGTTATGAGTTACACCTGTTGTATATTCAGAACCACTTGCGTGAGTTCCATTTGAAGTTGTTGAAAATTTAAATGGGTGTGCTGAAGGATAATTAAATACATAAGTATTACCTTCATATAAATCTAAAGCGTCTTGTTGAACACCATCTATAAAGTATTTATTTGCACCATCAACTGAAACTACTGTTACAGTTTTAACTAAAGTAGAAGCTGAGAAAAACTTTTCAAAACCATAAACTTCTGCACTTGATGTAGAACCATATTCTAAACCATTAGCTGACGCATTTACTTTTAATGCTTGTCCTGCTGTACCGATTGCAGTTAAACCTGTACCACCTTTAGAAGTTGGTACTGTTGGTAATCTTGCTGAATTTATTGTTCCTGAATTAATTGCTGAACCTGCCACACTAGCTACATTAAATGTACCAAATCCAACTATATAAAGAATGTCTCCTGTAGAAGCACCTGTTGCTAATACTATTGAAGAACCAGTTGTAGCTGTAAAATCTGTAGGGTCTAAGTGAACACCATTCAAATAAACATCTAAATATAAAGGGTCATAAGCTAAAGTATTACTACTTGCATCTGAACCTGTAAAAGTTGTTTGGTTGTTTGTTGCTACATATTTAAATCTAGCTGAAGTTCCATTAATAGAACTACCTGCACTTTGAAAACCAGAAGCACCATAAACTTTTAAAATATTGTTTGTACTGTCCCACCATAAATCTCCACTATCTAGTGAACTTGTGGGTGCGTTAGCTGAAATTCTATATTGATTACCAAAAGCATTTACTGAATCTAAATTTGTATTAACATTATTAATTGCAGTTATAGCACCACCTACATTATTAATATTAGTGGTTGCACCTGCTACTGCATTTATATTTGTTGAATTACCATTTACAGTATTAATAGCTGACGACATTCCTGCAACTGTAGTTACATTAGCTTTTATATTTTCTATTGCAGATATATCAGATGCAATACCTGCAACTGCTGTTATGTTCGAATTTGCTCCTGCTACAGTATTAATATTTGAATTATTTCCTGCAACTATATTTATATTAGAAGCATTACCATTTACAGTTCCTATCGCTGAATTTAATCCTGCTACTGTATTTATATTTGAATTATTTCCTGCAACAGTATTAATGTTTGTAGAATTTGAATTTACAGCATTTATATTTGTTGAATTATTATTTACTGCTGTAATTGTAGAAGATATTCCTGCTACTGTATTCACGTTTGCGATAGCCCCACCGACTGTATTTACGTTTGCGATTGCTCCTGCAACTACATCAATCTCTGAACTAGCTTCGTTTAAATCGTCTGCAACTGTTTCAATTTCTGAAACTGCTTCTGCTAAATCATTTGCTACTGCAATTACTTTTGCAATATCACTTGCTACTGTGTTTACTGAACCTATAGAACCTGCAACTAAATTTACATTTGTAGAATTTGAGTTTACAGTATTTATAGCTGTTGCACTGCTGTTCACAGCATTTATAGCTGAAATATTTGCATTAACATTTGTTAAAGCTGTTTTGTTAGCTGTAGTTAAGAAAGTGTTTTCTAAATAATCTTTTGTAGCCGCATCTTGTGCTGACGTAGGGTTTGCTACATTTTTTAATCTTTTGTTTCCTACATTATATTGGAAATCTGAGTTGTCTAATGAGATTACATCTGAGGCATCATCAATAGCTTCTTGTGACATAAAGAATGCTTGTTCACTATCTGTGTCTAAATCATTTTCTGTTAAAACTGAGCCATCAGCATAATCTGTAAGCCTTGCAGTCTGAGAGGTTTTTCTCCTAATCTCAATAGCTGAAGCATTCGCAGGTGCAGTATTAAATGTTAAAGTTGTTCCTGCGGCGTTCAGTGTAAATGCTGTAGTAGCTGTTCCTGAAACCGTTACTGTTAAATCTGTTGCCGCTCTGTAGCTAAAAGATATAGCAAAAGCTGTTGTACTAGCGTTACCTGTGTAACGTACAAAACTATTTGCCATGTGTTATTTTCCTTATTTTGGGTTGAATTCTTCTAAAAGGGGTACTTTTTAATATGAACTAATTATTGAGATAATAACTCTAAAGTTTCATAATGTTTGTTGTATTTCTTGTCTAAGTTCTCATACAATGCTTTCTGTCTTTCAGCAAATTCTGGGAACTCACTCATCATTTCTTCTTTTGCAAATCTGTCTACTGATTTTACAAAGTCAATAATAACTTGGGCTTGTTCATCTTTACCATTAACTGTGCCTTGTGGGTGCATGTAGATTTCGCTGTTTTTATCTAATATCATTTTTTCTACATACTCAGCTAATGTATATTGTTTACCATCATAAGACTTATCGTAAATAATATTTCCACCTTCATCTACAGTAGTCTCATTCTTGATTTCTAATAGTCTATCGTAAGCTGTTTGGTTCTTATCATTTCTCATATCTTTAAGATTTAAAGATGAAGCATCACCTTTAAGTCTGATACTTTGTATTGGGTGTGAATACTTAAATTCTCTTTCTCTTATAAATTTAGCTGTCTCTGTATTTTTAAAATTAGTCATAGCAAACGGAGATGACCATAGACCTGTCTCGCCTCCTAATCCAAATAACCAACCATTTTTTCTATCAATCTTTTCACCAAACATATTACGTCTAGGCATGATTGATGTTTTGCTTTGGAATGGAAGTCTTAATCTATCGCTTAATGTATATAATTCTCTTTCCCATTCATCATTAACTCTATCTACATATCTTAAACCACCTGATAAAGGGAATGCTTTATAAACAAATTGAGATGCTATTTGTGTCCCCATTCTTTCAGGTTTTTTAGTAAACATAATGTCATCTGATGTCATCATATTCACTAACTCTACAATATTCTTAGTATAGAATTTAGATGTTATATTTCTTGTAAGTGTAGCAACAACACCCATAATTAATTCAGTTGTATCTTTTTCTACTACTGGGTCTAAATCATCTGTATGTTTTAGCTTGTCATTAAATAAAGAAATTAAATCTGCCGCAATAAAGAATGGCATCATAAGAGGGTCTAATCTGTTTAAAGAAATATATCTACCATCATCTGTTTTATATGAGTAAGCCTGTTCACCTGTGTTCTGTTCTACGTCTCTTTGTTTTTTATAGTTAATGTCACCACCTCCTACAATCTTGCCAGACATAGCTAAACTAATTGCACTTCCCCATAACGCCCAACCCATTTGTATTCTTGCAGTAGCTTCTGCCGCCGCTTCAGGATTAAGGTATTCTTTTTTTCTAAATGGATTTAAACCTCTAGCAATTTCACTTCTAATTTTACCATTTCGCATTCCTTTTTCTGCCAACATATGTCCCATTTGAAATTGAAATCTACCAAGAAAAGGTAAATGCTGTGCTGACCATCTTAATAAGTTTGATGGTGTATTTACAAAGTGAAGACCAAGTAGCCTTAAAGATTTATGTTTTGTAGCAACTCTTAAAAGAGAACCTGTAAATTTATCTTCTAGTTCTTTTGTATTAGGATTTATTTGACCTACATTTCCAGTATATGACCCTTCCTGTGCGTGATACAAAGGTGAATTTAATCTAGCATTTACTGTTTTATCAATTTCTATTGCTGAACCATTTTCTCTAATATACTCACCTTCTATTTCTTTTGCTCTTTTTTTATAAGCATCAGCATAACTAATGTCAGTTAACTTTAATTTAGTATCTTTTATTACACTAAACTCTGGGTTTTCTTTTAATATTCTTGAGTTAATCAAAGATGTCATTCTAGCTTTAAACATCATAGATTTAAGAAATTCATCACCTGCTGATAAAACTCTCATAGGTGCAGAGACCGTTCTACCTGCTCCTTTAAATGCACCTGTTACTATTTTACCTAATCTAGTTCCATCTAAACCTACAAGGTTAGTTACAGTTTCACCCCAAGCATCAAATAAATCTTGAAGCTGTCCTTGCCTCATAGTGCTATCATGTTTCATCTGTCTACTATCAAGTATGGCTCGACCTTCATAAAATGATTTACCTGCTCTTTTTAAAGCATGTCCAATAAATGCAAATTGATATAGATAAGTTTGTAAGGCTTCTCTCATAATTACTTTTGCTCTGTCTGCATCTCTTAAATACATGTTAGCACCTCTCAACATCATAGTTGCAGGTTTCCACTGTGTCTGTACCAGACCAGATACAATGTTTAGTATGTGTGTATCTGGTGAAGATAGAAGGTTATTGTTTACAAATTCAGTTGCAATATCCCATTTATCAACTTCTCTAGCATTTTGTAATGCTCTAATAATTTGGTCTCTGTCAGATAATTTACCAACAGCATTCATAAATTCCCATTTTTGTTCAGGAGTTCCATTTGCTAATTTAGACATTTTAGGGTCTTCAGGGTCAGCCATAAGTTTTGCGGCTCTTGCACCATCAGCATCTATGTTATTTGCGTTTAATCCTCTAGCTACGTTTGTACCCATCTCAGATTTAACTTCTAACATTTCTTTGACATCTGCCATCTGTCTATCAAAGTCAGCTATCATTTGTAATTTTTCAGCAGGTAACAAATCAAGCCTGTTACTCTCTGTGCCTAACCCACCCATAATGTCGTATCTACTTTTAATAGCGTCTCCTTGTGCAACCATAGTTGCATAAAGTTTAGTAAATTCCTCACCATAAGCTACTCTTTCTGCCGCTTCTTTTAATTTCTTAGGGTCAGCACCAAATCTAGTGACTGCATCAGCAATCATTTCAGCGTGAGTAATCTTTTTCTTTTTTAATTTTTCTGTAACTTCTTCAATCGTAAATTTAATTAATGCTTCAGTGCTAGTCGTTTGGTCTGAACTGACATTATTAAGTCTGACAGCGTTGTTTGAAAGTTTAGGGGGTTTATCATCAGCATCTATTTTACTGGAATTAAGGTCATTGATATATTCTTTTGTAGTTTTAGGAGAAGGTTTATTTTTTAAAGTTGGAGTATTATCGTCTGGTATCAGTTCATCAAACAGTCTTGCACCTGTTATATTGCTCTGCCCTTTTTGTTCTATCTCTAGTAATTTTTTAACACTTTTTCTTCTTAAAGAGTTGTTAGTCATTTTAAAAGCACCTGCGGCAAAGACAGAACCAAAAGCTGTTCCAAAACCAAAACCTGCGGCTGAAGCTATTGCACCTCTACCTGCACTATATTTTTCTTGTATTCCTGCTTCTATGTTTGTGTGTTGTAATAAAGCATCTTGACCACCTGCTATAACTGTATTGATAACACCTTCAGTCAATCCACCTTTTACCATTGCTTTACCTAATGCTTGTTTCTGTGCATATTTAGATGTTTCTTTCAGTGCTTTTTCATTTATTTCACCTGCGATTTTATCTTTTAAAGTAACTCTTAATGCTTGTTTGTATGCTTGTTTAGCCGCTTGACCTCCAACACCTGCACCAACTATGTTAACAGGGTCAAGTATCATTGCACTTCCATTATCAACTAACCATGCACCAAAACTTCTATTTGGGTCATTCCAAAATGAAGGAAGGTTTTCATAAGTTTGTGATATGTATGCAAATTCTTTTAACCTATCTTCATTGTCTTCACCCATAACATTAGATAAATCCATACCCATAGATACAGTGTTGTTAGTTCTCCAAGACCTATCTTCATAGAAATAATCTAATAATTCTACATGGGTCATTCTATTAAATTTCTTGTCGTCTTCTCTGTAAGAATAATAACTACTTAATGTTTTGTAGAAGTCTTCTGTTTGTATCTGCTCTAAAGCATCATTTTCATTAGTTGCTACTGTAGGTACTTTATAAGGAGTAGTTAAGGTAGTGTCGTTCTCTTCTGTTGTTGTGCTGAATAAGTCTAAACTTGCCATTTATTATTTCCCTATTATGGATTGAATTATTTGTGCAATTTGATTGTTTGCTTTTTTATTATCCGCATCATTAGAACTATTCATTTTTAAATTAGTTGTAATTTGTTGAATGATTGTTGTTAAATCTTCATTAGACATCATATCTATTACTTCTTGGTTAAGTGTTGTTCCAACTATTGAAGTAATATATCTTTTTATTTTAGGAAGTTGTATTTTTTCAAAAGCAACTTCTTCTGCTGTTTTATCTTTTGTAGCTTTTATAACTCCAGTTAAAACTGCTTCCCTAATTTTAGGGGGGTCAATCATGTCAAAATTTGACAATACGGTATCTACATATCCTCCTAATGTAATTGCTTCCCCATCTATACCTGTTGATATGACTGTGTTATCTCTAACTTCTTGTGCTTCTTTTTCTATCTGTCTATCTACTTCTTCAAAACCTGCTGTTTCTTCTAATTCTCTTTGGTCATCAAAAGTGGTTAATTCTTTTTGTTTTATGCCTACAGCATTTTTATATTGTTTAGCTATGTAGCCTTCAAGTTTAACCATGAAAGCATCTCTTTCATCATTCGTAGGTTTTTTTCCATTTTGTTTAAAGAAATCATTTTCAAAATCATAAATCTCTCTGAGAACGTGACGTTGGACAGAACTTTCTGCAAGTGCTTGTGCTTTTTCTTTATTACGCATAGTGCTGTCTTTAAATGCACCATCAACAATACTCATTATAGATTTAGAGCCTGAAGAATATGCTAAGTTGTTTAGATGTAGATTTGCATTGTCATCTTTTTGTGAGTTCTCATAGTGAGATAACATTGCACCCATTTTTCTAGGGTCAGTGTCCAATTTATTGAACTCTGCTTTCATCTCTTCAACATCAAAGAAACCATCTGTATAAATCTTTTCAACAAAAGTGTCTAAAATTTCAGGGTCTTCATTAATATATAAATCAGCCATCATAGATTTATCAAAGTTAGCTACAGCTTGAACATCACCCATAGCTTCTAATCTATCTCTTAAAACCATCTTTTCTGTGTGGCTTTTAGGTCTTGTAACAGTTTCACCTGCCGCATTAGTTTCAGTTACATCTGAGTATAACTCTGCGTAGATTTCTTTTACCTCTTCTTTTCTTTGGTATTCTTTTTCTTGTCTGTCATTAACTTCTAAGTCTCTTCTTTTTCTTGTTAATTCATCTTGAATACCTATAACTGCTTTTGATTTTCTTGATGCTAAAGTTCCAATAGCTGAACCACTTTTAGAATATCCTAAATTTGTATTCATTAAAATATCTGCTCTATCTAAATCAGCTTCCGTTGTTGCGTTAGCAATGATGTCAAGAATACTTCTTCTAACAATAGATAGTGTTTCTGCATTAGTATGTAATAAATTTGATTTACCTGAACCATCACCATTAGGTACTGGAATTTGTAAACCTTTTATAAAATCTGGTAATTCTTTTTTTAAATTTTCTGTAGGAATATCATCTAATAATCCTGTTCCTTCTCTAACTTTTTTGTCAGAGTTATATGCACCTCTAAGTTCTGCATCTTGGACAGCATCTCTATGTCTAAATTTATTAAATTGTGAAGTAAAACCTAAGAGAGTTGAACTATCCATTGCTTTAGTATCAGGCATGTATTGTTTATAAAACATATCAAGGTTCATGCTTTCATTTGAAATGTCATATCCGTTATCAAGTTTACCTTGTTTTATAGAATTAATTACTTCATGGGCTTTAACTCTACCTGCATGATAATTTGTAGTAGCTTCTATGTATTTGCCAGTTAACTCTGGGTGTTTTCCACTTATAATTTCTGATTGGATAATTTCAAAAGATTTACCACTAGCATACATCTCATCAATTTTAGCTATAGCCCCATCTTTTTTTCTATCTATTCTTAAACTCTCTGCTTTACCTATTGCATACCCTGCGTTCTTTAAAGATTTAGCTAAACCATTAACACTACTACCGCTTGACACATATCCTGCATTACCTGCACCATAGTATTTATTTGTACCTTGTCTTTTATATTCAGCCATTACTATTTCTTCGCTCCTTTATTAGTTTGACTTCTTTGATATCCACCGTTAGCCGCAGTAGATACTTCTAGCATTAGACCTGTTCTTGAAGGGTCGGTAGGTGGTTTTAAACTGTTGTAAGTTTTAGATAGGTTTGCATATGCTTCTGTTTTCTGATTAGAAAATAATTGTAAATCTTTGTCGTAACCATTTGTAATATCAATCCAATCTTCATCATATAACGCACCAAGAGATTGAACAATTTTGGTACTGTTGGCATTTCCTAAATTTACTTTCTGTGCAATTTCACCGTCTCTTTCGGCTTTGGTTCTAAACTCAGCTTTTGCTTTTTCCATATCAGCATTAACTTTTTCTTGGTCAATTTTATTAATATCGTGTAAATATCCTTTATCGGCATTTCGTCTTGTTGTTTCTTGGTCTCTTCTGATAGCTGTATTGTCAGCTTTCTTTTGCCTATGAGAAACAACTGCTCCTACTACTGCTAGTGCAGATTGAACATCACACATTAATTATTTACCTCTTTCATCATTAATATAAATGGCATTTTTCCAACGCCAAAATCTCCTATTTTTTTCTTCGGTTCAAATCCTAAGAATTGTAACCATTTTAAACTTTTCCAATTTCTCTCATCTACAAAATTGTAGACATATTTATAATCTTTACTCATGTCGTTTACCCATTTAGGACATTCTTTAATAAACTGCTTAATATGTTTAAATAAATCCTCACTAGATAATAACCAAACTACTCCATACTCTTTTTCATTTGTTGAACTAGACCCAAACATTCCAATAACACCCTCAGACTGTGAACCTACAATCGTATATATTTTTGCATTGTCATGTGTAAAAGGTATTACTAATGCCTCCAATGGAGTTGAAGCATTTGAAGCCATAATTTCTTTTCTATCCCCTATTCTTATTTTAGGGGCTAACTCTAAAGCATCTTTTAATATTGCTTTGCGTACATAATTTTCTTTCATTAAATCCTTCTTGCTCTTGAGTGATAGTAACCTTCAACTTCTGCGTCTGCTATATACATAGGCAGGTGTGATGAAGATTTTATATTTAACGTAAACTCTGTGTTCCTGCATTGCACTGGAACTCTTAGTGTTCCTGAAGTGATTGCAGGTCTGCCAACAACACTTGTTGCTGTACCAATAACATAACCATTCATTATACTTGTAGATGTGTCTCTATTGTTTGGAACAACTTCTACTTTAAAGAAACCACTGTCTTCAAAATTAAAAGATATGTTTCTTATTTGGTATCTACCTGAAGTAACTGCAACTAATCCTCTACCAGTATTCTCTCTGATGTATGGCGTAGTTAATGTGTATTTACTCTCATAAGGAACACCTACAAATAATGATGTGTGATTTCCTACAAGTGTATATGTAGACCCTGAAGTATTTGTAACTTTATAGTTATTTCCATTAACTCTATCTACTGCTATTAAACCAGTCTTTGCACCATACGGTGAAGTGAATGTTGTTAAGTTTGTAGCACTTGCATAAGTACCAGTAACAGAAGCCTTTAAATCAATAAAAATTCCATGACCTATATTAGCATCTTTTAAATTTCTTAAATCTAATTTTAATAATTTTGTAGTCGTCCCTTCTGAAGCTAATACATATAAATAACTTTCAAAAGACCTTACACCTATAATTTTAAGACCTGTGAATGTCCACTTAGACCAAGCATTTTGTACCTTCTCACCGCCATCAAAGAAATATTTATAAATATACATTGTGTTTGAGTTAGTAGCAGAGGCAGTACCACTAAAAGGTGCTGTCTGACTATCTGCTGTATCTGAAACTAAGAATGCTAGTACATCTTCTGTAGTGTTTGATACAATTTGATAACAATTCTCTGGTATTAAATTAGATACAGACACAGAAATG